GATACTTATCTAGATGATGGTGTAGATCCTACGTCTATCGTGGATGATATTAAAACCATCCTCCACAATCGTTCTGAATTAGCGTATTTGGAATTCACCAGGATCAATCAACTGGAACATTACCTATCGGAATAGTAATATGCTATCTACTGCATATCGTTTGCGCCTTGAGGAGATCTGTCGTAAGATTATCCTCGGTGAGCAAGTAAGTCTTGATGATATTATCTGGGCAGAGAAATTAGCAAAGTCTCATACCACTGCTCGTGAATGGTTGAATAAGGCAAGACGTAAAGCTGCTAACCCTGATATGGTTGAGGGTAGTATGGACGATTTCATGAACAAGATGGGACTGGGAGATCCTGATCCATCAAACTATAGAAGTGGATTCAAGAGTGCAGATGAAATCGTAGATTGGTTCAAACAAGATAAATCTGATGATTGGAGACAACGTGACTGATAAATTAACAGCAGTAATTTACTCAAACGGTAGTCAAGAATGTGAGCGCATGGGAATGCTGCTTAAATCATTAGGGGGTGAATACCTTGAGTATCTCTTGGGTGTTGACTTTAGCGATAAACAATTTCGTATGGAGTTTGGATCTGAAGCAACCTATCCCCAAGTTGCTTTGAATAGTAAACATGTCGGGAATATGAAAGAAACCCTGACATACATGAATGAAAAAGGAATGTTTTATGACTAAGCGAACCACTGTTGTACAATCTGGAGACACCTGGGAATGGGAAGAGACTCCTGAGACCATTGAGGCACTCAAGCGACTCCATGCTACAGTGCAACTGCACAACGACATGCGTAAGGACAATGAACGTACCAAACTGGCAACACCACTCAAAGAAAGACCAAAAGCGCCGCCTAAAACCTCAGGCACTCAGGGCGAGGCGTGAAGCCCTGCGCCACTTTAAAAAGTGTCACACCAAGACCTCCGACAAGCGTCGGGGGTCTTATTGTATATGCATCTGAGGAACCACCATGAACAACGTCAAAGATGCTCTCGCCCGTCTGCTTGCTCAAGAAGACCTCGCTGTAGAGCACAGTGGCGTTGAGACCGCTCAGTTCAACGTGGAGACCCGTGTCCTGACTCTGCCCATCTGGCAGACCAACCCTGTGATCGTGGACTCTCTGATTGCCCACGAGGTCGGTCATGCCCTTTACACCCCTAACGACTGGTCCTTTGAGGGTAAGATTCCTCTGCAGTACGTCAATATCATTGAGGACATTCGTGTAGAGAAGTTGATGAAGCGTCGCTACGCTGGTCTTGCTAAGACTTTCTACAACGGATACAACCTCCTCAATCAGGAAGACTTCTTCTCTATTGAAGGCGAAGATATCAGCAAGTACAATCTTGCAGATCGCATCAACATCTTTTACAAGATCGGTCACTTTGTTGACGTTTCCTTCTCTGAGTCTGAGAAAGAATTCATTGACCTCTGCAACGCTCTAGAGACTTTCTCTGACACGTTGGTTCTTGCTGAGCAGTTGTACCTGCACTGCAAAGAAAATGCCAAGGAGAATGCCAACGAAGAGATTAATGCCAACAAGAATACCAACAACTCCACTGCTGGTGGTGGCAGCGATTTCAGTGACCAGCCTTCTGATCAGCAGAGTGGTGATGATATTGATGGTGATGGTGATGAACTTGGTGATAGCGCACCCCAGTCCTCTGGGCAGTCTGAGCAGACTGAGAGTGGTGGTGATGGTCCTGCAGATGATACTGAGATCAAGACTGCAGAGTCTTTGTCTGAGTCTCTGAAAGACATTGCTAAGAAGATTCAGTCGGAGTTTGAGGAGAATGTATATCTTGAAGTTCCCAAAATTGACTGGTCTAAGTTTGTTATTCCTAACAATGAAGTTCATGATCATTGCCAAGGATACTGGGATACCAATGGTTACAGCACAGAAGACTTCTTTTTTGTTGACAAAGAGTACACTCAATTCAGGAAGTCTTCTAACCAGGAAGTAAACTATCTGGTCAAAGAATTTGAGATGAAGAAGTCTGCAAGTTCTTTTGCTCGCGCTACTACTAGTCGCACTGGTGTTCTTGACTGCACCAAACTGCACACCTATAAGTTCAACGAAGATCTCTTCAAGAAGGTGACCAACCTTCAAGAGGGTAAGAACCATGCTCTAATCTTTAATCTTGACTGGTCTGGTTCCATGTCAGATGTTATTGTTCCTACTGTCAAGCAGTTGATTGCTCTAGTTTCTTTCTGCCGTAAGGTTGGTATTGCATATCGAGTGTATGCTTTCAGTGATTCTTGGGGAACTGTTTCTGACTATTGGCGTGAGAGCTACAACCAGGAATCCAATAAGATCTGGATTCACCCTGACTTTTCTTTCCTGGAACTTCTGTCTAGTGACAGTAACAACTCAACTCACGAGCGCCAGTGCCGCAACCTCTATCGGGTTGTCAAGACCTTCGAGCGTGGATACTACAATAAGTATCCTTGCCCCAGGAAGATGGGTCTGGGTGGAACTCCTCTTAACGAGTGTGTTCTTTCGATGCTGCAACTTGCTCCTGATCTGAAAGTCAAGAGTAAGTGTGAGAAGGTCCATGTGATCAATCTTACGGATGGTGAAGGATCTCCCCTGCACCGCTCCTCCAAGGTACACTATAAGAGTGGTGAGTCTCATATCCACCGCCGTCCTATCACTGGCAATTGCCACCTGAGGGATCGCAAAGTTGGTATGACCTATAAGTTTAATTTTAATTCTTGGGATCAAACTAATCTGTATGTTCAAAACTTCCGTGATCGCTTCCCTGAGTTTGAGATGATCTCTATTCGTCTTCTCTCTGGGCGTGATTGGAAGCGTTACATGTATGGTCATGTTCCCAATGATCAGCAGAATCGTGCTGATCAAGAATGGAAAAAGAACAAATCTTACATCAACCCCCATACTCCCTACACCATGTCTTATCTTCTCCGCAGTGAGGATCTTGAATCTTCTACCGAGTTTGAAGTTGCTGAGGATGCATCCAAAGCACAAATCAAGAATGCATTTAAGAAGTCTCTCAGTGGTAAGAAAGCAAACAAGAAAATCCTTTCTTCCTTTATCTCCCAGATTGCATGAACATTTTCGCAACGGACTTTTGTCCACGGAGGTCTGCTCAAGTCCTCCCTGATAAACATGTAGTCAAGATGCCACTTGAGTGTTGTCAGATGATTTCCATCGTATACTCCAAGTGGTATCATGACTGGGGTGTTGTTCCCAGAAAAGATTCAGAACCATATCAAACCAAGGGTGGTGCTTTTCGCAATCATCCTTGTACCAAGTGGGCAGCAGATAATATCTACAACCTTGCTTGGTTAATTGCACATGGTTGTGCCTTGACAACGGAATACACTTACAGATATAATAAGGTACACGCTTGTGCCCATAGTTTATTTGAGGCAAAGAAGCTGTTCCATCAGAAGACTAAAAGGGCGATTATTATCTATCGTAACGTGGAGGGATTTGCGCGAGCAATGCCAGACGAGTTCAAACTCGATACTAGTATCGACGACCTTACGGCATACAAGATGTATATTGCATCTAAACCTTGGGTGTCTTCAAATTATCTGCGTAAACCCGATCGTAAACCTGACTGGATATGAGACACATTCTTTTTACTTTGAAAAATTGTTCTGCTGTTCTTCTAGATGATGAGCAATACATTAGGGATGTAATCTATCATGCAAGTGTAAAGTGTCAGTCTACTTTGCTGGCACTTAACTCACACAAGTTTGACCCCCAAGGCGTAACCTGTGTCGCTATGCTTGCTGAGAGTCACATCAGCATTCACACTTGGCCAGAGATGGGCATGGCAGTCTGCGATGTATTCACATGTGGAGAGCACACTAAACCCCAAGACGGAGTTGAATACATGAAACAGATGCTCCATGCGGATAACATAGTGAGTCAGGAGTTCGTCAGACCACTTGCCTAACTGGCACACCCCCGTCTAGCAGCGGGGGTTTTTCGTGTATCGTATATACATACCAATGAGGGAACCAAGCATGTCCAACTTCGTCAACGAACTTCGCTCTGAGTACGGTCAACACGTCAGTGCTGCTGATGTGAAGGCGTTTGCACGTAGCAAGAATGTTTCTTATCCGACTGTCACTCGTCAGATTGAACAGTACAAAGTTAAGCGTGGCACTTGGAATCTGACTGTCCAGGAAGCGCGTGAGGTTCTCGAAAAGTCTGTGTCCATCGAAGTTCCCGAGCAGGAAGATCAGTGCTTTATCCCCGATAAAGATCATCAATATGTCCCGTTCGGTAACTTCTCTGATGTGAAGAAGATCATCCAGTCAAAGCAGTTCTATCCTGTCTTCATCACTGGTCTCTCTGGTAATGGTAAGACCCTTTCTGTGGAGCAGGCATGTGCCAATCTCAACAGGGAGTTGATCCGTGTCAACATTACCATCGAAACTGACGAGGATGATCTTATTGGTGGTTTCCGTCTTGTTAATGGCGAAACTGTCTGGCATAATGGACCCGTCGTGGAGGCTCTTCAACGTGGAGCAGTGCTGCTTCTAGATGAGATTGACCTCGCTTCCAACAAAATCCTGTGTCTCCAGTCTGTACTGGAAGGCAAGGGTGTATTCCTGAAAAAGATCGGTAAGTATGTCCGTCCTGCTGTTGGTTTCAACGTGGTTGCTACTGCTAACACTAAAGGAAAAGGTTCTGACGACGGTCGCTTCATCGGCACGAACGTCCTCAACGAAGCGTTCCTTGAGCGGTTCCCTGTGACCTTCGAGCAGGAGTATCCCACCGTCGCTACTGAACTTAAGATCCTTGAGGGTATCGCTCTGGATCTTGGTGTTGAGGATCGTGAGTTCTGCAAGAGTCTGGTTGACTGGGCAGACATTATCCGCAAGACCTTCTATGATGGTGGTATCGATGAGGTGATCTCCACCCGTCGTCTGGTACACATCATCCGTGCCTACTCCATCTTTGGAAACAAGGTGAAGGCAATCCAGACTTGCATCTCTCGCTTTGATGCTGAGACCAAGCAGGCATTCGTGGAGTTGTATGACAAGGTTGATGTTGATGTAAACTTTGATGAGAAAACCAATGGATCTGTGGCATCAGTACAAGAAGCTCCTTTTTAATACCTTCCCTGACTTCGAGAACGTTTGTGACTGGGCAGACTGGGAGGACAACGGCACCTCCCTCTCCGCCAAGATCTATAACAACAAATACGTTCTCAAGTCCAGGGAAGTTGAGATTTGGGATGGAAAGTCCTGCATCTATAACAACATCATCTATCCAAAGACGGGCGAGAATCTACCCTGTTTCGGAATGGATCTGATGGGTTTCTTTGACAAGAAAGTTATCTTGGTGTTTGACTTTCAGCATCCAGTTGAGAATTATCTCTTCTCTGTTCCAGATCTACCCAAGGCAGAAGGCACATTCCGATTCTTTGAACCTGGCAACCACTTCTCTGAGAATGTGTATGTTGCCAAGTGTACGATGAGTGAAGTGAATGATCATCTTGAGATGTTCTCTCGCTACTTGACCAAGTACAAAGATATGATAGAATGTAGTTGTCCACTTGGTACAGACACTTCTGTCTACTCCGACTTCGACAGGTACATGAAAGATCTTGATCCTGTCGGTGGTTACCTGTCTAGCAAATTTGGGAAGGAGAAAGCAGAGAAACTTGTAAACGAATTCTTATTTTGCTATGACTAATTCCTGGTCTCTACTTTATGACGTTATGAACGAAGACAAAATTGTTTTGAATTACGACCGAGATCCTGTTGTTGATTTCAATTCAAGTCCCATGATTTCTATCTCTGGTGACGTTGAACCTACTCTGCGAAAGAAGTTTAAGTACGAAGAAGATACTATTGTTCGTGAACTTCTTGAGTACATCACTAACACATATCGTCAGCATTACTCCGCTGGTGATGATGCCATCCAGACTCTCGATCTGATCGAAGCATGTGGAGACGGTGAAGCATTCTGCAGGAGTAACATTCTGAAGTATGCTTCGCGCTATGACAAGAAGGGCACTGCTCGTATGGACATTATGAAGGTCCTGCACTATGCAGTTCTTCTGCTACACTTTAATGATAAAAACGCCAAACGTGAACACTATGAGACTTTCTAAGAGCACCCTCGACATCCTGCGAAACTTTTCTTCCATCAACCAGTCGATCTGCTTTAAGAAAGGAAACCTTCTTTCCACTCTTTCCATTCAGAAAAACATTCTCGCTCGTGCTGTTGTAGAAGAAGACTTTCCTAAGGACTTTGCTATCTATGATCTCAGTGAGTTTATTTCTGCACTCACTCTGTTTAAAGATCCTGAGTTTGATTTTTCCAATGAGAGTTATCTGCTGATCCGAGACTCTCGCAACAAGACTCGTTACTTCTTTACTGATCCCTCTGTGATCACAACTCCTCCCGACAAGAAAGTGGAACTTCCATCCAAGGATGTTTGCTTCCATATCTCCCAGTCGGACCTTGCTAACATTACTAAGGCAGCTGCCATTTATGGTGTTGAGGACTTGTCTGTGGTTGGTGACGGTAAGAAGATTGACCTTGTTGTCCGTGACAAGAAGAACGATACCTCCAATAACTATGCTATCAGTGTTGGTGAGACAGACGCTCAGTTCTGTTTCAACTTCAAGGTTGAGACCCTGAAGATTATGCCTGGTGACTACTCTGTTGTTGTCAGCAAGCAGAATGCATCGCTCTTCCGACATGCTACACTGGATCTAGAATACCTTATCGCACTTGAACCTGACTCTAAGTATGAAGGATGATTTTCTGTGGGTTGAAAAGTATCGCCCACAAACCATTGAGGATTGTATTCTTCCCGAAGAAACGAAGAATACTTTCCAATCTTTTGTTAACACTGGGGAGATCCCCAACCTTCTGCTCTGTGGCACCGCTGGCATTGGTAAGACCACGGTTGCCAAAGCACTTTGTAATGAACTTAATGTAGATTATTATGTCATCAATGGATCCGACGAGGGTAGATTCCTCGATACTGTCCGAAACAATGCGAAGCAATTCGCTTCGACCGTATCACTTACGTCGTCTGCTAAACACAAGGTTATTATCATTGATGAAGCAGACAACACGACCCACGACGTACAACTCCTCCTACGGGCGTCTATTGAGGAATTTGCAGGCAATTGCCGTTTCATCTTTACCTGCAACTACAAGAACAAAATCATCGCGCCGCTACACT